TTGTCAGGGTGCCCATGACGGGCAGGTGTCCCGGCCCGGCGACGATCGGCGCGGTCGGCGCGGCCACCACGAAGTGATTGACGCCCGGCGTCAGATTGATCGCCTCGTAAATGTCGCTCGGATAGATCGTGCCCGCGACCTCGCCCTTTGCGAGGAACATATCATCGAGCGCGACCGCGATCGCGGTGCGTTGCTCAAGCGTGTTCGGGTCGAGGTTCGAGAGTGTGACATTGACCGGCAGCGCGATCGGCGCGGCGACATAGACCAACGCGGTAACCGGCTGCACCGGCCAGATCGCATCGGCGACATGCAACTGATCGCCGGTCGCGGTGATGGTGCGGTCCTCGTCGGTCGCGGCGCCATCGGTGCCGATCGGGAACCCGCCGCTGGCGGCGTTGGCGACGTCGAACATGACATAGACGACGACGCTGCCCGGGCCGTGGCCCTCCGGGATCACCCAGGCCCGGGTGCACCCCGGCACGCCGGTCGCCCACTCGATGTAGTCGGCGGCGGAACCGCCCTGCGGCGGGTTGGCGTAGCGGATCAGCATCCGGGTCCGCAGCGCATCCTGGGTTTCCATGTCGGCGCCGCCGACCGTCGGGCCCACCGTCACGCCGCCCGAATTGACGCCCGAGACAGGCGGGTCGAGGGCGATCGGCGTGCCGTCGTCGCAGTTGGTCACGGCGCCCGTGACGGTGGCGATCATCGGCACGAGCACGTCGCCGAACGTATCGACGGTCGCGTCGGCGGTCGTGACGTAGGGTGTGCCGTCCTTGCGCGTGAGGCCGCTGCCGAGCGGTACCACCAACCCGGTCGTGCCGGTGAACTTCGCGGACCCGCTCGCCGCCGTCGCGTCCTTGCGATGGATGCCCACCAACGCCGCCCAGGCTTCGAGGTATTCGTCGGTCGCGGTGAACGGGACGGCTTCGCGGCTGATCCAGTCAATGAACCCGTAGACCGAGTAAGCGAGCCCGGCCATGACCATCGCCAGCACGCGGAGGACGGCGTTGCGCAGCAACCCGTCGAGGCCGGGGACCCCTGACGTGGTGATGTCCTGGATCGCGGTATCGCGGAGCGCGGTGAGGGTCGGGCGGGCGAATGGCATGTTACCTCACCAGCATCCGTTGCGCGGGCGCGGGGACCTGAACAGGCGAGGCCAGTGTCGCGAGACCGTCCCAGGCCCAGCCGTAAACGAACCGTGTGACCGCGCCATCCGGCTTCGTGATCGCGATACCAATGCCCAACAGGGTCGAGCCCGTCCGGCCGAGCCATCCGGTGTTGACAAGAACGGACTTCGCGACCCCGTCATCGATCAGCCATTGAAGCGCTTCCTCGGTGTAGCGGCGCGCGAGCCCCAGCGTATCGCGGGTTTTCTTCGCGCGTTCGAGTTGCCAGAGGTTCGAGCCCAACGGCGCGTCATTGTAGGGATCGGCCCACCAGCCGCGCCGATCGCTCGTGCCGTCGGTCGGCACGAAGTCGGGTGTCGCCAGCTTGTCGGTGAACAGCGACACGAGGCACGCGGTTTCCAGGTCCTGCCCGGTTTGCAGATCCCCGGCCGCCAGCATCCAGTCGCCCTCGGCGTCGCCATTGTCCCACAGGATACGGATGTCCCCCGTGAGGTTCGCTGGCGATTGACCCCACCTGCCATCCCAGTGCGACGCATGGTCGTGCCCATCCCACCCCGTGTCGCCGGCATCCCAGGGCGTGGCGCCGCCGTCCCAGATTGTGATCAGACTGTCCCAGGGCGACGTGCCGCCGTCCCAGATCGAGTAAACCATGGTCGAGCCGCTGGTATTGAGCGGCAGCCCGAACTCGGCCTCGATCCAGCCGGTCACGCGATCATTCCGATGACCATGTCGGCGAACCCTCGATGATATTCGCGCCGCATTCGGTCGTGTCGGTCATGCGCGCGACCTTGAGCCCGTCCGCCGTGACACAGACCGAGCCTGTCACGATCTTATTCGGGCCGTGCAGCGCGCAGGCATAGAGATCGGTCACGCGCGCGACCGCGATCCCATCCGCCGTGCGCGTCGGTGAGCATGGCGCGATGATCACCCCGCCGTGACTGCCCTTGTCGCCAACGCGCGCGACCCTTTGCAGGCTCACGCCGAACTCTCAAATTTCGGCGACTTCACCGTGACATGCGGCGATGTCATCGTGATCGAGGTCGAGGCGTTGATGTTGAGCGTCTTGCAGGTGATCGTGATCGCTCCGGCCGCGTCGAGCGCGATCGTCGTTCCCGACGTGTCATAGATGATCGTCCCGCCGACCGGCCCTCCGCGCGGGCGGTGCTGCTGGCTCCCGGTGGCGACGATGACCCCGTTCGAGCGATCGCCCGAGGTGAAGATCGCCATGGCGTCGGTGCCAACTGGCGCGTGCGAGGCGATGCCGTGCAGTTGCAGCACCGGCATGTCGTCGATCTGCTCGGGGGGGAAGCCGCGCACCTGCACCTTGTGCACCGGCCCGCTGTCGTTGGTGGCGGTGATTTTCATCGTCGCGACCATCATCATCACGCGCCGATAGAGCCTGTCGGCGGTGCTCATGTGTCGATCATCTCGACCTTGCCCGCGTCGGCGTTCGGCTTCGTGGGGTTGGCGTTGTTCACCATCTCGTTGGTGACCAGCATCGGCGGCACGGATGGTATGACGGTGAACGCCTCTTTCGGCCACAGGCCGAGATGCGCGTGCTGGCCGTTCTCGTCGCGCGTATAGGTCACCGTCCCAATCAGCCAGTCCTTGTCGGCCAGCTTCCAGCCGGTCTGTTTGGCACTGATCGGCACCAGCATATTGGGCGCCCATAGCGTGCCCTTGGCGTCGCGCCAGGCATCACAGGTCACATTGAAGTTGAACGACTGGCCCCAGCGCCGGTTCTTCTCCCAGAGCGCCCGGTCCTTCGCCAGCGGGGTGCCTATGATGTACTGCTCATCGACGATGTAGAGCTTGCGGAAGCGCGGCACTTCCTCGTCCTTGACGATCTCGCCGACGCCGGGCGAATTGACCCCGGCGTCGGTGCCGAGCGCCATCGTCGCCATTGTGTGCGCCTCGTACTGGGAAAACCGTTGGTCCATCGAAAACATGATGTCGGCGCTTTCGATGTTCTCGCCGAGCCGGAAGCCAGACGCCATCGACTCGGTACCAACCTTGGCGAACATCAGCGAGCCGTCCGGCATGTCATAGACGATCATTTTTGAATAGCGCGTGATCCGGTCGATGATATCCCACACCGTTTCACCGAGGTTGATGTTGAATTGCGCGACATCCACGCCCTCGCCGGCCGTGCTCTGGATCGTCACGCCATACGGCGCGGCGAGTTTGCGCGCGATCGACAGCGTCGAGCCGTTCATGATCTGCATCCCCGGTGTGCTCGCCGAGCCGGCGGACGTGTTCTCGACCAGCGCCGAGCAATCGACGAGGTCCTCGCTCTTGCTGCGGCCGTCGACGCGGATGGTGTGCTGCGAAGGGCTGATGCTTGACGCGTAACGATCGACATAGCCGGTCAGCACGAGGTCGCCGCCGATTTTCACGGTGCACGGCTGACCGGGTTTGAGGTCGAGGTCGGTGGCGTTCGGATATTTCTCCGTGACCTCGATGCTGAAACTCGCGGGGATGCCGGCCAGCGGACGCGTGACCGAGACGCGTTGCCAGCCGGTGAGCACCTGATTTCCGACCGTCAGGCTCAGGATATCCATGGACCCTGGTGGCGGCCCGCGAGCGGCGACGCCGTGCGCCTCGCTCATGCGTTCAACGCGGGGAAGCGGATTGGCATGAACAGCGGATGGCGCGGATCGGCCGAGGCGACCAGACCCGGCTCGCGCGGCGTGTCCTGATAGAGGCTCCAGGCTTCCGCGAGTGACGGCATCGGCGCGCGGGTGGTCACCTCGACCAGCCAGGGCAGGGCGGCGCCGCGCACACCGAGGTCGAGCGCGACGGCCGCGCGCAGGTCCCGCAACGCCTGATACGTGGCATCCCGCCCGGCATCGCCAGCCCGGGTCGCCTCGGCGTCCAGCGCGCCGCAGACGGTGGCGCGGACGGCCATGGCGTCCTGGTAGGATTGCGGCTGATAGAGCCGCGAGGCGCCTCCCAGGGCGGCGCAGGCGGCGCATCGCAGGTTCGACGCGATCGCCTCGGCGGCGAGGCGCTGGTTGATGGCGAACTGGCTGGATCCCGCGATCGCGGGCGGCATCCAGGCGGCCAGGGGCAGCAACAGCCGGATCGCGTCGGCCGGATCGTTGGCCGAGGCGGCGAGCGCATCCGCGAGGTCGGCCCCGGCGGCGGCGAAGGCGTCTGATTGCGCGCTCATCACAAGAACCCCGCCAGACGGTTGACGAGCGACGCCGAGGAATCGACCACCGTCCGCGCCGTCGTGGTCGCGGCCAGCACGCCCTGGATGGTCGCGGTGGCCGTTTGAAGCGTCGATCGTTTGCCGGTCGCGTAACGACCAAAGTAGCCTTGCAGTCCGCGCACCGAGTTGAATATCCGCGACGCGTCGCCGACCAGACCCGAGGCTATCGCCGTATAATGCCCGACCGTCGCGGTGACCTCGTGCGCGACGTTGCCGATGCCCCGGAGCGTCGATCCAAGATCGCCCGCCGAGGCGGCGCTCAGCCCGGCGACCGCCGCGAGCACGTTCTGCCCGGTCGCGGTCGCAGTGCTCGGATATTTGACATCCCCCGCGAAGATGAACGCGAAGTTGAACTCGACCACTCGGCCACGTTCACGCCGGTCGGCACAACTAAACTCCATCAGCACGCACTGGATCGCGCCCATCGTCGGATGGACCAGAGTCCCGGCGCCGGATTGCTCGCAGGCGGCCAGCATCGCGTCGCGGCGCTGGTAGCAGTCATCACCGACTATGAACGCCTGGATGGCGAAGCGGCGCGGCAGCTTGCCGATGTCCTCGGCCCAGGCTTCGTCGCGGTAGGGATACTCGTGGATCGCGACGCGACGCCCCGCCGCCGTGGTTCCGGCATCGAGCACGAACCCGATCCCGCGCCACGAACCGGGCTGCAGTTGCAGCGACCACGAACCGTCCGCCCACGACAAGCCCGAGTTATCGATCGCGCCCGCGACGCCCTGGCCGAGCCGGGCGACGTCGGTGACCAGCCCGCCGGCCGCGCGGGTAACGGCGCCGACCCCGCCGAGCGTGCCCGCGATCTGGCCCAGGACGCCGCTCATATCGATGCCATGTCCTGATGCTCGACGCGGACGGGCGCCACGTTGACCGAGCCCGAGCCGGTCGCGGTCACTGCGCTGTTCGGCGGTGCATTCTTATGCGTGATCGAAACGTCCACCGAGCCATTCACCGGCGCCTGTGGCGGCGGCACCGCCTGCTTCTCGCCGGTCAGTTGCTCCTGGGTGAGCGTTTTGTAGCCGGCGCCCGGCGCGGCGGCGGGCGGTTGCACGGCCCCCGGCGCGGCGGGTGGAGGCAGGTTC